GCCATCCACGCGACGCCCGAGGCGAGAGAACGGACCAGGGCGATGCACGTAGTACGTCGCCTTCGTGTTCGAGAACACGATGCCCTTTAGGTGCGTGGGAGTGATCCGCATCTCGTAGTCGATGCCCCCGCCCGTCTTGCCCGTGCGGCGCGTCACGTTCTCATACCATTCGGCTCGCGCGTAATCGGTCACGTCCGACGCGATGCTCTCGACCTCGCGCTTGATCTCGGCGTAGGTCGTGGAGATCATGCGGTCGAGCGCGGCCTCGAGCTGTGGCCCGATGCTGACAGACGCTCGACCGACTGTGATCTTCTTACCCGCCACCTAGCCCCCAGAAGGCTCGCGCCTCGGGTTCGATACTATCACCCTCTCGGGCCTTCGGGCGCGGGCTCTTCTTCGTGGGCGGGGGCGTGTGCTTGACGCGCCACCACGCGAGGACGCGCTCCTGCTGGTCGCGTGTCCACCCATAGAACGCGTCGGGGTCGCCGCAGAACGTGAGCCCGATCTCGAGGGCTACGGCGTCGAGGGCTCCGTCTGCGGATCGGTAAAACCCTCAACGGTCGCGACCTCTGGCTCGCGCGGGATTGCCTCGATCACGAGGTCGAGGGCTTCCTTCCCGGCCGTGTAGATCTCGGCCTCGGTCACACCCAGAGCGACCAACTCATCCACGACCGAGCCCCCGTAGGCGAGCATGTCGTACTTGCACCCGGAGAGGCTGGCCTTCAGCGCCTTACCGCTCCAGCACACGCCGAGCGCCGCACCGAGCCCGCGCAGGGCGCTAACGCCGACCGCGATGGTGACCTCGCGCGCCGCCATAAACGACGTGGGCTTCTTGAGCGTGACCTTGTGCTTCCCGAGAGTGACTTCCATTCCTTCCTCCTTCAGACGTGAAACGCCCCCCGCACCATGTAGCACGGGGGGCGTCGGGCATGGGATGCTATCCCGTGCGGGGTTAGACGGCCGTGATCGTGCCGAAGCAAGTCCCGTTCAAGGTGAACGTGTTCGGGTCTCCCTCCGAGAAATCGATCGAGATGCGATTGCCGGTGAGGGTCAGGGTGTGATCCGTGGCCTCCCCGAGCGTGGTTCCCTCGATCACAAGGAGGCAGTCGAGGCCGTAGGCGTCGCTGTTCGTGATCGTGCTGATCGCGGCGGCGAAGGTGCCGGTCTTGTTGACGGCGTCCCACAGCGTCTTCGAGACGGCGTCAGAGAGCTCCGTCATATGCGCCGAGAAGGACCACGTGGGGAAGGTCTGCGACGTGAGACGCACCGTGCCCAGAGAGCCGCGGTCGAGGTACGTCGTCACCTCGGTGTTCGAGTTCGCCGACAGACCCGAGATGGAGAAGTCTCCAGCCTCGAACTCGACCGTAATCGCGATCGGGGTGCCGGTCCCGTCCTTGAGGACGATCATGCCGTCGCGAAAGTTCTTAACGATGGGAAGAGCCATGAGAACCCCCTACTGAAGCGGAAGCGTGTGAACGATGCGGAACGTTATCACACCGACGACCCATTCGCCGAGTACCGACGTTTCGCGCGTGGTGCTGATGACCTGCACTTTGTAGGACTGCGGCCACGTCGTATCGTAGGCCATGAGCTCGTTGATCACGCTCTGCTCGCCGTCGAGGGCATCGTCGTAACTGTCGCTCATGCCCTTCGGCGCGAGGCGCCAGGAGTAGCGCACCTCGAGCGTCGTCTCCACGAGGAGCCCCTCGGCCGGACGCCCGCGGTAGGCGCGCAGGTCATCGGTCGAGGTCGGATGTACGGCGAACGCCTTATGAGCGATGGAGTCCGCATCCCGCCCGAAGTTGTCGGGAGCCACGCGCGACTCCTTCCACCCGGTGAGCGTGAGGATCCGCGCGGTCACGTCCTCGCGCAGCTGCCTGACGGTCTTGCTGGCCATTAGTAGAACCCACCGAAGCGCGGGTAGCCGCCGCGGCCATTGAGCCACACCGTCGAGGTGCCGCTCTTCTTCGTGTTCGGGTTGACCTTGTTCTCGTCGCTCTCGTCGTAGTTGAAGCGCAGCTGGCCCCACGCCTCGGTGTAGGCGCGGCCGTAGTGCTCGGCGAGGGCTTGCCAGCGCCCGCCTTCCCCGGCGCTCGTCTGGAAGTCGAGGAAGATGAGCTGGAGCGTCAGCGCGAGGTGCGCGTCACGCAGCGCGCTCGGCTGGATGATGAGGTAAGGCCGGCGTCCCTGCGCCACGATGCGGTTCGTGAGCGTGCCCCACGCTTCGTCCAGGTAGGACTGATACGAGGTCGTGCCGGTCGCGAGCAGCGCCGGGAGGTCACTGTGGCGCTGGAACAGGTCCGCGTCGGTGATGACCGGGTAGAGCGTGCGACGGACCAAGGCGCCGTCGTTGCGAAACACGTTCTGCATCGTGGCGGTCATCTGGAGCGTCCACTCCAGAAGCCAGCCCTCTTCCAACGCGAGCGAGCTGGTCACCGTGCCGAGAAGCGCGTAGGTCGCAACGCTGCCCGTGATGGTCACGGCCGCGGCATTGACCACGACCGTCCCATCCGCACGGTAGACCGTGAGCGTGCCCGAGAGCGGCGCGACGAGCGCACCCGCACGGTAGACGGGACAGGTGAGATCCTGATTACGCCCACGCTCGATCGTCTCGCCGGAGCGAAACCGTGCCGTGTAGAGCGTCTCGCTGATGCTCATCGTGTCCCCCTGCCGTTACTTATCGCGTTCGCGCCGGTCTGCCTTCTGCGCTTGCTGGCGCGCAACCTGCTCGGCGCGCTGTGGCGCCATGCCGCCCTCGATCAGTCGGCGCGTCATGGACTCCTTCGCTGCTGCGATGTCCTTACGCTCCCCGCTCATGCCTTCGCCTTCGTGCTCTTGACGTGAGTATACATGCGCTCACGCGCTGCGCGCATGTCCTCGAGGCGCTTCTGCTCGACGGGGAGCGCGAGCGCGCTGCCGGGGTGCGTCGGCGCGCGGGTCTGGTGCTCGCTGACCACGCGCTCCTGACGCTCGATGATCACACCGATGAAGTCGGGGTCGGGGATCTTGATCACGCCGTCCGCGACGAGACGACGGCAGAAGGCCCGGTAGCCCTCGGTGTCCACCGTCATGCGCGTCTGACCCGCCACGAGCTTCGGTCGCTCCCACTTGCTGAGGAACACGGGACCGTTCGCACCCGCGTACTGGATGCAGTAGCCACCCGGCTCGATCTCCCAGGGGATGATGGTCACGCCCTTCTTGCCGAGGTGGACCTCAGCGAGGGCCGTGTCGCCGTTCTTGTCCACCCGGTTGAGCCCGGGGATAGCCAGCATCTGCCCGAGGTCGGGAAGCCACTCTCCGTCCACGCACTGCCAGTGTCCCGGGTGATGCGTGTACCACCACGCCGCGTTGGTCGGCAGGTTGAGCAGGGTAGCCATCCCCTGCGGACGAGACGCGGGCTGCGCCGCGAAGTTACCGCCGTCAGCCGTTCCGAATTTCGCTGCCATCTGTTTCTCCTTACGCACGAAGGCGTGCCCGTACCATAAGCACGGACACGCCTCGGCGCTAGGCAGAGCCTAGCAGACCATCACAGGTCGGACAGGATGCCGACGCCCTTGAGGTCCTGGAGCTCCGCGACGCCGAGGAAGGCGCTGCCGACGACCTTGGTCAGACCCGAGGCCGCGTCACGCTCCCACTCGACCGCCACGGGGGCGCCGGCCGGGATGATGACGCCACCAGCCGCCGCGATGGGCGCCGGGGTGCCGAGGGCGTAGGCGATGGCGCCGTTGCCGAGCATCATCCCCCGGTAGTCCACGCCGCCTACAGACGGCACATACGAGGACAGGTGGACGTTGACGCCGAACAGCTTTCCACGGTAGCTCGTGCCCAGCGCGTTTGTCTGCTCCTGGTTGGCGGGGAGGTACTGACCCGGCCCCGTCTCCGCGCGGAGGCTCGACATCAGGTCATTGTACTGTTGGGGATGAAGCACGACATCGTACTCGCCCATGACACTCTGGACCTGCAGCGCGAAGATAGCGCTGTAAAAGGTGTCAGTGGTGAGGTCCACGCCCGTGCTGCCGACCTGCGTCGAGAAGCCCGAGGACAGCGCGCACGCGAGCTGGTTGAAACGGCCGTTGAAGGCCGCGACCATAGCGTTGCTCAGGCCGTCGAGGTCCACGCCGCCGGGGACCGAGTTGGTCACGCGGGCGAGGTCCGTCAGGTCGTAGCGGAGGGCCTGACGCGCGACAACGACCGTAGCGGACGAGTTCGTGATCGAGGTGTTGCTGACGCTCACACCGTCGCCGGGGGCGCTCATAATGTCGGTGCCGTTGAGGCCGACCACAGGCACCTGGATGGAGTCGGAGCCCGTGCCGTTCACGCTGCCCACGTTGAGGAAGCAGGGCGCGTTGCGAAGGCTGCCGGTGTCGGCGAGCTTCATCACGATGGACTGGTAGAGAACCGCAGCGACGC